GAGCAGGAACTGCTGCGCGAGCGCACATACGAGATGACCAACGGCCAGGTGCAAAGCGCCAGCAAACGCGACCAGCTGCTGCTGCATATCCTGGAGAACTACGGCGTGGACCTGCCCGACATGCAGAAGTCCACATTGGAGCGGCGCATCGCGGATCCCGACTTGCCCGAAGGCCTCAAGGAACTGCTGCGCGTGCGCCTGTCGACCGCTACCACCAGCACCAGCAAGTACCAGGCCCTGCTCAACTGCGTCAGCAGCGATGGCCGGCTGCGCGGCACGAAGCAATACTGCGGCGCCGCGCGCACCGGGCGCTGGGCCGGCCGTCTGTTCCAGCCCGACAATCTACCTTCTCGCGGCCTCATGCCCGAGGACCAGATAGAACTAGGCATTCAGGCGCTCAAGGACGGCACCGCCGGCCTGTTGTTCGGCGACGTGATGTGGCTCACCAGCTCGGCTATTCGCGGATGTATCGCGGCGCCGCCTGGCAAGAAGCTGGTGGTGGCCGACCTGTCGAACATCGAGGGGCGCGGACTGGCCTGGCTCGCCGGTGAGAAGTGGAAGATGAAGGCGTTCGCCGAGTTCGACGCCGGGCGCGGCCACGACCTGTACGCGCTGGCATACGCCAAGTCGTTCGGCGTCTCGCCCGAGTCGGTGATGGAAGACAAGAAGGCCGGCGGCATCCAGCGTCAGGTCGGGAAAGTTCAAGAGCTCGCCCTAGGGTTTCAATCCGGCGTCGGCGGATTCTGCACCTTCGCAGCGGCCTACGGTATCGACTTGGAAGATCTGGCCGCGCAGGCGCAGCGCCACATACCCGGCGAGGTGTGGGGCCAGTCGTCGATCATGCTGGAATGGCACCGCAGCAAGGGCCGCGACCCGGCGGCGCAGTACGGGCTGTCGGACCGCGCATGGCTGGTGTGCGAGTCGTTCGTCCTCGGCTGGCGTGCCGGCCACCCCGCGATTAAAGACTGGTGGCACGACCTGGAAGACAAGATGCGCCAGGCGATCACGAACCCCGGCACCACCTACCAAAGCGGCAAGGTGAAAATCCGCCGTGACGGCGCGTGGATGCGCGTGGTGCTGCCGTCGGGCCGTGCGCTCTGCTACCCCGGCCCCGCGCTGGTGGCCGAGCGCAAGAAGAAAGACGAGACGGAAACGGCCGACGTCGAGACCGTGCGCGCGGTGGAGTCGGACACCGGCGACGGGCGCACTTCGGTGAGCTATCTGGGCATGAACCAGTACAGCCGGAAGTGGTCCCGCATCCATACATACGGTGGCAAAGGGGCGGAAAACTGTCTGACTGGAGACACCGAAGTGTTGACCATGGTGGGCTGGTGTCGCATTGACGAAGTAGAGGATATCCCAGTGTGGGACGGCCATGAATGGGTCGAGCACGACGGTTGTGTTTATAAAGGTAATCAGTTAGTATTATCAAACTACGGCGTAAGGATGACGCCGGATCATTTGGTTCTAACTGAGAAAGGATGGCGGAATGCATCATCGTGCGAGGGACTTGACCGGGCAGACGTTGGGCTACCTGACGGCTATACGGTACATCGGATCGGAGAACGGGCGCCGGTCTATCTGGGAAGTGAAATGCAGCTGCGGTGTGCTCAAGCCTATGCAAGCCTCGGAATTCCTCAAGCAGCAGAAGCGCGGCATCGTGGCGTCGTGCGGGTGCATGCGGAAGGCGACGATCGGGGCGAGGAACGTTACCCACGGTATGAGCCGGCACCCGGCGTTTGCAGTGTGGCGCAGCATGTGCGACCGCTGCCACTTGGCGACGCACCAGGCGTATCACAACTATGGTGCGCGGGGCATTACTGTCTGCGATACCTGGCTGGAATCCTTCGAGGCGTTCTGGGCCGACATGGGGCCGACGTACGCCACCGGGCGATCGATCGAGCGCAAGGACAACGCGCAGGGGTACAGCCCCGAGAATTGCCGATGGCAGTCAATGCGGCGGCAAGCGAACAACAAGCGCACCTCGCGGCTGATCGATACCCCGATGGGGCGCATAACAGTGTCGCAGGCGGCGCGCCGGTACGGGATCTACGTCGGGACGCTGTACTACCGCCTGGACCACGGGTGGCCGGTGCTGAAGGCGCTCAACCTGTCTACGACCTGATGAACTGCGGGCCGCGTCACCAGTTCGTGGTGCGCGGCACCGACGGTCAAGCGCTGATCGTCCACAACTGCACCCAGGCCACCGCCCGCGACGTTATGGCCCACAACATGCCGCTGATCGACGGTGGATACTTTGACGGCGAGGAATTCATCGACGGGCTGCGCGCACTGGAGTTGCACGGCGAGCGTGACGACCGGCCCGAGCACCTGCAGGGCTATGGCATTGTCCTAACCGTTCATGATGAATGCGTGGCCGAGACCCCCGATGACCCCCGCTACAACGCCGAGCACCTGGCCGCGCTGCTGTGCGCACCACCACCATGGGCGCCGGACATGCCGCTGGCCGCCGCCGGCTTCGAGTCGTACCGCTACAAGAAATAACTTGCACAAGTAAATACTTGCGTGTATAGTTCTTACATCGGCGCCGCATTGGGCGGCGCCAGAACTGTCCCAAAGGACAAGGCCATGAAAAAGATTTTCGTATTCAGTAACGTTCAAGGTGGCGGTGATGGCATCTGCTACGCCATGGCCGAGGACGGCACCGTGCTGGGTTCGCACTGGTGCAGCAACGAATATTTCGCCTCCGGCGACCTCGGCGTCACCCCCGGCTCGCGGCCAGATCGCCACGTAGATTACGCGAAACACTACCCGGACGGCTACGAAATGGAATTCATCCCCGCCGACGAAGTGAAAGCGCATGCAGGGCTTACCGCTGCTTTCGCGCTCAACAAGCAACAAGCCGACGCTGCCGAATAATCCACCATCCCAAGGAACCCATCATGAAAAACGAAAACGATCTGCTCGACCTGGTCACCGAAATGGTCAAGGCCAAGAACGACGCCCAGCTGTCCCGCGCGCTCGGCATCGCGCCGCCGGTCATCAGCAAGGTGCGCCACGCCCATCTGCCGGTCGGCGCCGCACTGGTGATCAAGATCCACGAGGTCACCGGCATGGCCGTCGCGCTGATCAAGTCGCACATCACCCACGGTCCGCAGGTGGTGAAATGATCGCCGCTCGCCGCGCCCGGATAGCTACCGATAGCTACGGCGGCTACGAGGTGCAGGTCTGGCGCTGGTGGTTCCCGTTCTGGGTGCAGCCGCGCATCAACACTCACCACTCGATTTCGGAGGCCGAAGCCTACGCCAAACGCTGGCTCAACCACGTCGTAAAGGAAGTCACGAAATGAAAACCGTCCTCTTACTCGGCGGCCCGGCCGCTGGCCAGCGCGTCGAAGTGCACGGGGCCATGAACAGCTATCGCGCGCTAACGGGCATCTGCGGTCTGCCGGTCGAGACCACCTACAAGGTCACCCCGATGTGCTCGCACGGCGAGGTGCACTGGTTCGGCGTGCTCGACGGCGCCGACCCGCTGGCGCTGCTCATTGCGGGGTACGCGCCTGCGCCAGCAAAGCGCGGTATCGTCGGCATGGACTTGTCCAAACTCGAGATGCACTTCGGCGATCCGGGCATCGTCCTGCGCAAGCTGTGCGCCGCCGGCGTGCTGACGCAAGAAGAACTGGCGACCGCCATGAGGAAATTCTCATGATGCGCTTCGTTCTCACGGTGGGCGGCGCGGTGGTGCTATCCGCCCTTCTGACTTGGGCGATAGTGGAGTTGCTTGACACCGCCCCACCAACCCCCGCCAAAACGGAAACCCTCAGCTGCGTCCGGGTCAAGGAAGTGGCCCCGGCCGGCACCATCAACTACCTTTGCGAGGTTCGGAAATGAACAGCAAAATCGAGCGCGACGACTTCGGGTCGACGACAATCAAGCGGCGGTCACTGGCGCGCCCCCTGCGCGAGAGCGATATCGAAAAGTACCTGGTCAAGCGCGTCAAGGAACTGGGTGGCGAGTGCCGCAAGATCCAGTTCATCGGCCGGCCGGGCGCCCCGGATCGGCTGGTGATGCTGCCGGATAAGATCGGCGGCGTTGGAGCTTTCCGCCAGGTGGTGCGCAATGCGCAAACCATCTGGATCGAACTCAAAGCACCCGGCAAAAAGGCCGAGCCGCACCAGCTGCGCGAGCACGAGCGCATGCGCAAGATGGGGCAGCGGGTGGTGGTGATTGATTCGCTGGCCGGCGTGGACGAAATCCTCAACTAAAGCTTGCACAAGTAAATACTTGCGTGTATAGTTCTTACATCGCAACCCACACCGGAGAACACCATGCCCCGCTCTATCGAAACCCTCACCGCCCGCCGCGCCGCGCAGTTAAAAGCGCTGGCCCAGGTGCGCAACACCCTGCCGGCGTCGGACCGCGCCATGGTCATCGACCTGTTCGACCAGACCGAGCCGTTGACCGACAAGCAGCACGAAACGATCGCCGTTCTGGCCGGCCGCTACCTGTGCGAGGTGGTGTCGTGAAGACCGCTGACCTGCTCCCGCCACTGCTCGACTACTGGACCGCGCGCGCCGAGGGCGTGCCCGCCGACCAGCTGGACATCCGCCGCCTCCCGCGCCCCGGCGATCCACGCACCCCGGACGCCATCTGCGTGCGCCAACTGATCGGCAACGTCGGCACCGTGCTGGGCCTGATCCGCGTGGACTACAGCACGAACTGGGCGTTGGCCGGTCCGCTGGTGGAGAAGCACCGGCTCGACGTCTACTGGCTGGCCGGGCGGTGGCGTGCGGATATCCAGCGCCTACCCATGTACGCGGCGGGCGACACCCCGCTGATCGCCATCTGCCGCGCCGTCGTGCGCGCCGCGTTCGGCGACGAGGTGGAGGATTTGCCATGCTGACCAACGAGGCGACCATAGCCTATTTGCGGATGATATTGGCGCAGAATACCAGTCGGCCAAACTACGGCGATGACAACTGCGATCCGACCAAGCAAATGGCAAAAGCGTATAACGGCGAGGGTATCGAAAACGGTATCCTGGCGTTGATCATGCTTCTGGAGCAGAAAGGGGCGAAGTGATGGAGATTAAACGAATTGAGGGTGCGACCCGAACCTTTGGCGCGCCGCACGATTGGGACGCGGAGGCCAACGGCAAATGCTACGGTCTGCCAGTGCGGGACGTAACCTGCGAGGGTACGCCGTTCATGGTCTCCGCATGGGGGCCGACGCCGCAGGAAATGAAGGCGTTGCTGGCCGGCGAGACGATCAAGCTGTGGATCTCGGGCACCGTGCATCCGGTCGTGTCCGTCACCGTCGGGCCGGTGGTATGATCATCGTCCCCCGCGAGTTCACCGCCCGGCCTTACGGCAAAATAATGACCGACTTCATCCTCGACACCGAGCGCTGCGCTGCGTGGGCTGGGATGGGCCTCGGCAAGACGGTCAGCACCCTCAACGCCGTGGACATCCTGCAGGCGCTCGACGACCGCCCGATCCTGGTCGTCGCGCCCTTGCGAGTGGCCACGACCACCTGGCCGGATGAGGTGCGCAAGTGGAACCACCTGCGCCACCTGACCGTCTTGCCGATCACCGGCAGCGAGAAGGAGCGCATGCGCGCGCTCAAGTACGACGCCAACATCCTGACTACGAATTTCGAACAGCTGCCCTGGCTTGTCGAGCACTACGGCGAGCGCTGGCCGTTCGCCACGGTGGTGATCGACGAGTCCACCAAGCTCAAGGGCTTCCGCCTGCGGCAGGGAACCCAGCGCGCCAAGGCCTTGGGCCGGGTGGCACACACGAAGATCAAGCGCATCGTCGAGCTGACCGGCACGCCGGCACCCAACGGCCTCGAAGACCTGTGGGGGCAGGCGTGGTTCTTGGACAAGGGCGCGCGCCTCGGCCGCACGTACGACGACTTCAAAAAACGGTGGTTCCGCAAGAAGTACAGCGGCTTCGGCACCGAGCCGATGGAACACGCCCAAGAGCAGATCCAGCGCGCGCTGCGCGATATCTGCGTCACGATCGACGCCAAGGATTGGTTCGACCTGAAAGACCCGATCGTCAACAATATCTATGTCGATCTGCCCCCCAAGGCGCGCGCGCTGTACCAGGACATGGAGAAGCGCGCCTTCATGGAGATCGCGGCCATGGGCACCATGCACGGCATCGAAGCGCTGGGTGCGGCGCAGAAGATCGGCAAGCTGCTGCAGCTGTCGAACGGCGCCGCCTATCTGTCACCGGGCAGTAGCGAATGGGCCGAGGTGCACGACGCGAAGATCCACGCGCTGGAGGACATCGTCGAGGAAGCGGCCGGCATGCCGGTGCTGGTGTCCATCCAGTTCAAGAGCGACCTGGCGCGCCTGCTCAAGGCCTTCGGCAAGGACGCCATCGCATTGAACAGCCAGGAGGGCATACGGCGCGCCCAACGCGGCGAGGGCAAGGTGTGGCTGGGCCACCCGGCCAGCATGGGCCACGGCGTCGACGGCCTGCAGGAGCACACCAACATCATGGCCTTCTTCGGCCACGACTGGAACCTGGAGCAGCGCCTGCAGATCATCGAGCGGATCGGGCCGACGCGGCAAATGCAGGCCGGGAAGGATCGGCCGATGTTTATCCACAACATCATCGCGAGGGAAACCGCAGACTCTATGGTCATCGAGCGGGTGGAAACGAAGCGCTCGGTGCAGGATATTCTGTTAGCGGCGATGAAGGCCAAGGGCTACGCATAAATAACTTGCACAAGTAAATACTTGCGTGTATAGTTCTACTCATGGGCAGCGCAACGGGCGCGGCGGAATTGGAGAAGAACATGAAAGCACTCAAAGTCAACGAAACGCCAGAAGGCCAACCCGTGGTGGAAGTCTATAACAAAGGCAAAACTTACACGGTATGCGGCCCGAGCATCACCCATATCGTCCACACGCGCGGCGCATCCTACCGGCGTGAAGTGCTGGGCCATGTGCAGCGTGAGAAGATCGCAGCCGCAGCCGCCCGCTACGGCGGGCATCACCTGGACGCACCATGAAAACCATCCTCACAATCGCCCTCGCCGTCACGCTCACCGCGTGCGGCGGCATGCAAGACGCCCACGCCGAGCGCGTACGGCAAATCTACCGGCCGTCGCTGCCGGCTGTCTCGATCACCGCGCCCGATGGCCGGACCACGATCAGCACCTGCGTGCACGACGCCGGCGCCATCTGCTCGCTGGTGCGCAACGGCGTCGAGTACATCAACGACACCGACCACGGCCGCCAGCTGCAAAGCGCGGTATCCTACGACGGCAAGGGCGAGAACGACAACCCGACCGAGGCCGGCGCGTCGCACCTGACCAACGGCTACAACCCGTCGCCGTCGAGCAGCCGACTTGTCGAGTCGAGCGGTGCCGGCAACGTCATCAGCACGTTCAGCCAGATGGCCTACTGGAACCCGGTCGCCGGCCAGCGCACCAGCGACACCTATTTCGAAAAGCGCGTCCAGTTCATCACGCCGACCGTGATCCGCTACGACGTGGCCTACGTGGTGCCGAAGAAGCAGACGGCCACGTTCGAGACGCTCACCGCCTACATGCCGGCCGCCTTCAGCGAGTTCCACACCGCCGACGGCGCGCGCCTGTCGGACGGCCCCGGCGAGCAAGAGAAGCCGGTCATCCTGGCCACGCCGAACGGCCAGCACGCCATGGGCATCTATTCGCAGCGTCAGGTCGGCTACGGCCGGTGGCGCTTCCGGGCCGACGGCGTGGTGAAGTGGAACGCCGTCGTGCGCGACACCAACGTGGAAGGCATCTACCGATTCACCCTGTACGTTGTGGTGGGCACGCTCGACAGCGTGCGCGCCGACATCGCCAAACTTTCGCAACAGCCACTTTAAGGAGAGCATCATGAACAAACCAATCCCCACCTTGAACGATCCATGGGTCCGCTGGGCGCGCCTGATCGGTGCCCTGTTCGTCGCTGCCGTGGTGCTGGCGCTGTTCGGTTCGCTGGTGGAGAAATGAAGCGCTGGCACACCGCGCACTGGAAAGCGGTTAAACGGGCCGCTGTGCGTGCCGAGCGTGATCTGGCGGTGCAGGGCTGGCTTGTCGCTTTCATCGCGCTGGCAGCGGCGCTCGCAAGCCTGAGCGCCTAATTCACTCCAGCCATGCGTCCACCGTCTTGCGGTGGCGGATGGCGCAATCGACGTAGCGCGGAATCAGCACCTCCTGCACCCACCCCTGCAGCACATCATAATCGTCGGTGGTCGGCGTCTCGCCGATCAGCGCGCAATCACCTGCGAGGTATTGGTCGAGCAAGGGCCGCGTCGGCGGCGGCGGCGCTTTCGGCGAGGTTACGCAGCCGCACAGGGCCAGGCTTGCAATCAGCAGGGAGAGGGGGAGGGGGCGCATTTTTCTGGTTCCTTCGGATGGCGGCGAGCTGGGTGTTGACGGCGGACAAATCGGTTTGCGCGCCGAGGGCAGCGGCGGCGATCACCTCGGCCGCCGTCTTATAGTCGGACAGCGCCACCTGCGACGCCTGCGAGATCGCATTGGCCTCGTCGCGCTTCGTCTCGGCCGCCGCGATCTTCAGGTCGGCAATCGTGTCGGCGTACCACAGCTTGGCGCCGAAGCCGCCGCCGGCAAGACCAACGACCAGCGCGCCGGCGGCGATCGGCCAGGTGGGGATCAGGCTCATCCGATCACCATCCTTTCGATCAACCGCGCGGCGCGGTTCGGGGTCTGCGTCTTGGCCCAAGCCGAGTCGCGCATGTGCTCCGCCGCGCCCACGTAGTCGCCCACCTGCATGGCCGCCACCGCCTTGCGGAAAGCGAGCAAGCCCGACACGCCCAGCTGGAAAGCCATGTTGAGGATGACGCGCTGGCGATTGTCCGACAGGCGGCGCCACCACGGCGCGCGGCGGTCGAGCTCCACCATCTTGGTGTCGATGTCCAGGTTGAGCAGCAGCACCGACTGGTGCGGGGTGATGCTCTTTCCTTCGCGCAGGTCGACGCCGAACGGCGCGGGGTCGGCGCCCTTGGCTGGGTCCAGCAGGTGGCCAACGCCGATGGTCCAGTACCCGAGGTGGTCCTTGTAGGAGCGCAGCTTCTCGCCCTCGTCGGCGCGCAGCTCGACGTTCAACAGTTCGCGGTTCATGGCGGGGTTTCCTCCCTCGGTGCCGGTGCGGGCGGCGCGCCGCGCAGCCGGTTAAAGATATCGGCCATCCAGCCGAACAGGCCGTCGTCCACCCCACGATCGATGACGCGGCTACCGCCGGCGCCGCCGAGGGTGATCAGCGCGGCCTGTAACGAGAAGTAGAGCGGGGTCCAGCTGACCAGCAGGAACACCAGCATGCCGGCGGCCAGGCCGCAGAATAGATCCTTGACGATCTCCAGCCACACGCTCTTGATCTGCAAATCGGGCTTGGTGATTTTGTTGAGGGTGTTGGCCGCCGCGCCGATCAGCGAGAAGATGATGGTGTACTTGATGGCGGCGAAGGGGATAGACTCGATGCCCTTGGCCAGGTCGGTCTCTGCCGCATAGGCTGCGGCGCACCAGAAGGCGCAAAGGTAAATCCAGAAGGCAATCTTCAGCTGCAAGCTCTTTGCCACCCTGGGCCTCGTGATCGTAGTTTGGCGTCCAAGAACGCAACGGCAATATTTAGGAACGCATGCCAGTAGAAAAATAATAACAATGATACGCTGTGCCCGCCCCTTTCTGCAACAAATGGTTGCGCCGCGTAGCAGAATGCCAAACTTGCAAAGAGGTAGTGGCGATACCGGAACGTCCGGCGCCAGGTGATGTAGAGCTTGCGCCGGCCGAAGCTGATGTAGTCCGGGGTCCAGTCGTTGAGCAGCACATCGAACACCAGCACCAAGCCGATCAGCGCCATGGCCCACAGCAGCGCGGTGCCGTCGGCGTAGCGGTTCACCTCGTACAGCCCGGTGAGGGGGTCGTTGGTGCCGTAGTACCAGGAGACGAGCGCGCCACCCCCCATGGCCAAACGAGTGAGGGCGGGGAATTGGTCTTGCAAACGTTGGATCATTGGCTTCCTCGATTCCGAAGACGGGAGGACGCTGGGATGAAAGATAGGCATAGGATCTCCGAAAGTTCGAGGATCGCCTGCAGCGCGCGGTACTGGCTAAACGGGTGGCTCCCGTCTCTATAGTAGCCCATGAAGTGGACAAATACCAACACGGCACAGATGGAGGCGATAACGACACTAGCAGCAGCTCTTAGGCGCAGTGCCACGAGGGCGACAACGATCTCGGCGAGACCGCAGAAAATGTAATAGGTCGGCCATTCTGTTGGGGCCGGAATAAAAATGCTCGCGGCCACCACTGCGGTGAGCGCGAGCATGCGCCAGTCTTTCCAGTTCCGCCAAACGGCGAGCGCCAGCAGCACCAGATAGAGCGGCGTGCGCATATTACTTCGGAGGCTTCGGCGGTGGCTCGGTGCCGCCACCGGTCTGCGGGGTAGGCACCGGGTCAGGGGTCGGTACTGGCTTAGGATCTGCGCACATGGTATTTCCTTTCAGGGTGAATGTACGCAAATTCTATCACTCTTCCTCGGCTTCCGGCGCGGGTGATTCCAGATAGCCCGGATCGGGGTCCGGCTGCGGGGGCATGTCGCCAGGTGGCGGAAAATCAGTAGGCGGCGGCTCGTCGGGGTCGGCCACGTCGGGGCGCGGCCGGCAGGTCATCGCCGTGACGCCCTCTGCCTCGTACATACCCAGCTCGACATATGCAATGCACAGCCATTCGGCGTCGCACATCGACGCCTGGATGACGTTGAGGACGCGGCCATTCTGGTCAAGCAGTTCAACGGCCGGCAAGACCGGATCGTCGATGGTGCAGGTGTTCGGTGGAATATTTTCCCAGCCCATGAGGTGCTCCCTTATTTGAAGTAGCGGATGATGATGCAGCCGCCGGCACCAGCGCCGCCGCCGCCGCTCCCGCCAGAACCGTAGCCTGTCGCGGGTTTGGCGATACCGCCATTGCTGGCCGGGCCGCCGAAGCCGTTATTGGAATCCCCGCCTTTGCCGAGTATGGTGTCGTATTGGTTATTGGCGGTGCCGTTCCACGCTACCAGATCGAAACTGTTCGCGCCTGCTTGGCCCGGGATCGCTAAATCGGCCCCCGTCGCCCCGGTGAAAGTCGCGCTCAGCGTCGTGAAACCCGAGAGGGCGAAAGAGGTCGCGCCACCGTTGCCGGGGGCCACCGTAGTGGATCCGGCCGTGCCGACGCCGCCGATGGATATAACTGCGGCGGACCCGATCACCGCGTCGCGGAATCGTTTGACCCCGCACCACCCGGCACCCCCTGCCTGTTTCGAGCTGGCGGTGAGATTGTAGCCGTATTGGCCCCCGGCCTGCACCTCAACTTCGAAACTGGAGGCCTGCACAGTCCAGATGGAACCGGAAGTGAGTATCTCGATATACTGCTTGGCGCCGACTGACGGGGTACCGTCGCGCTTGAAGATTGTGACCCAAAAAGCCCCATCCATGCGGATAACTTCTGCTTGATCCCCCGCGACTACGGTTTGCGTACCGCCATAGACGTTCATGCCCGCGCCTTGTTGGAGTGTCGCCGTACCGCTGAATAGCAGGGTGCGTTTAGCGCCCGCTTGCGGAGATGCCGTAAAACCCGTGATAGTGCCAGTCCCGGAGAGGACTACAGAATTCCCCGCGCCGCTCCAGATATCGGGGGTAGCACTTACGGGTACATCGGCCGCCTGCCTCTCGTTGAGCGCTCCCGTCAGGTTGCCGCCGGTGATGCCGCCTGTCGACCCGGCTACACCCTTCTCACCGCTCGGCCCGATCACCCAGTTCGCCACGGTGTTGCCGCTGGTCGCCGGGTTGACGTCGGTGACGGCGAGCGTTAGGGTGGTGCCGCTGTACGTGGCCGTGCCCACCATCCACTGTGCGGCATTGGTCGGGTTGACGGCCTTGAGGGTCTGGTTCGCGGTGAATTGCTTGCCGGCCTGCGTGGTGAAGACCTTGGTGCCGACGCCGATCACCAGCGACGTGGTGCTCGTCGCGGTCAGGGCGGCGGCGTAGTTCTGCGCCGCGTCGCGCGCCGTCTCGGCGCCCGTCTGCGCAGACTGCGCCGCGTTGCGGTAGGTCAGGGCGGTGTCGCGCGCGGCTTCGGCCGCGTTGCGATAGGTCAGGGCGGTGTCGCGATAGCCCATCGCGGCGACGGCCGAGGCGGCGCCGTCCAGTGCATTGGCGTAGACGTTGGCGGCGATGGCCGCGATCTGCGTCAGGATGACCGTGGAGAACCACGTCACCCACGCGTCAACGCGGTTGGAGAACGTGGCGCGGTCGCCGCGCTGCGGGAGATCCGCCGGTGGCGGGGTGTATCCTGGTGGGGGTGTCGCGGCCATTAGATAGTACCTTTCACTGTGATATTAATTACCGGCGTGCCGAAGTCATCATACTGCTGGCGCGCGCTCATGAGACCGAATACGGTCAGCGCTTCATACATTGTCGCCGAGCTGCCCACCACCACCACGGGGATACCGAGCAATTCCTTGACCGTATCTAACACGGCGTTGGCGTCCTCGATATTCATCCGGCAGCTGATCGTTAGACCGGTGGCGTTGGGGCCTTTCTTCGTTCGCGTGCGCCCGAAGGGGTCAGTGACTACCCGGCTAAAGTCGATCGGCTCCACCGACGCGCCGCGCTTAGGGACACCCAGGGGGCGCATGTCGCCGATTGCGAACATACCTATTTTCGGCTGACCGCTGACTTTGGTCAACGTCAATGTGATCTCGGCGTCGTTGTACGGGTCGATGCCGGTGGTGATGAACTGCGTCTGCGGCTTGAAGCGGTCGAAGAAATACTCATAATAGTCAGCCGGCGCCGATCCTTCAAGCGGGCCGCTATAGGTATAGATCACGCTGCCGCCGGGCGCATCCTTCGCCAATACGCTGATGCTGTCCGCATCCAAGCCGAACAGCGCAAAGCCGTTGAAGTAGCCGGGTGTCAAGGTGTACGACAGCGTGGTGCCCGTGCCCACTGTCTGGGTGTTGATCTCCGGGTCGAACAGCGCGAATTTATTGGTAGGCACGTCATCAATCCAGTACGTCACCTCCCCCGCCGCGTTAAACTGATTAGCTGGTATCTCGGGGTCTTTCGGCGCCGCCGAGGTCATGGCCGCCGCCGCCTCGTAGACCCGGTGCGTACTGGCCTTGTAGACCCGATCCCCCACGGCGTAGTTATTTGGCCCCCATGCCGGGTTCGCGTCTTCGGCCGCCAGCGAGCTGGCTGTGATCATCCCCGCCGTAATCTGAATTGGCGACAATACGCTGCTTGCGTCTTCGTCAATGTCTATCATGCTGGTTCCGTGTAAATAGCAGTGCCGCCCGACGACACCTGCTCGAACTGGTTCGCGAATTTATTCGTGCTGCTGGCCGTGGTGCTGGAGCTATTCGCCGTACGCATGGTGTTTTCCTCTACACTTGCCATCCGGGAGTTTAGCGCCCGTAGCTCGGCCACCGTGTTGGCGCCGCTGTTCTGGTTCTGCAAATACTCGGGGCTGTTAAGGAAACCCTGCTTGATGGCGTCCCAGCTGGTGCCCTTCTTGATCTCGTCGAGGTAGAACTGCAGACCGGCGGCGTCCGCATTGCGCCCCAGCAGGGTGCTGTACAGGTTCTCGATGGCTCCGATGTTGCCAGTTTCGGCCGCCACCGGGTTGGTCGCGGCAGCGGTCTTGAGCGCGGCGATTGCTTCGGCCAGTGCAGCCAGCGCGCCGGGCAACGAATTGAGCGCGGCCGAATTGCCGGTGGCGATGGCCACGGCCTTGCGCTGTTCTTCCAGGATCGCGTCGAGGCGTGCGATCTGCATGTCATACGCGCGCTGCGTCGCGGTCTTCTGGTCTTGAAGCGCGAGCAGGGTGCGCTCGGCCACCGAGAGCTGCGAGTCGGTGATCGCGCCCAGTTCCTTGATGTCGCGGCCGGCGGCGGCCTGGTCGCGCAGGTACTCGGTCATGCTGCCGTAATTGTCGGTGCTGTTGCTGCCCAGCGCGGAGAGCGCATCCTTCAGGCTGTCGGCCGACGGCAACACACCGCTCGCCTTGGCGATTGCGATGGCGGCTACCACCTGCGCGCGGGCTGCGCCGTACGACGCCACGCTCTGCTGCGCGCTGCGCACGGCTGTGATCGGCGCGGCCAGGGCGTCGGACAGCGATTTGAGATTGCCGATCTTCGTCGTCACCGCCGTGATGCTGTCGTTGATGGCGGCGAGCGCGACATCGAGCGCGGTCTTGGCGGCGGTCTTCTGTGCGTCGACCACGGTTTTCAGGTCGTTGTACGCCGCGCTGATCGCGGAAATCAGGGCGTTGACCTGCGCGATCTGCGCGGCGGCCAGATCCTTGGCCGCCTGTGCTGCGGATGCCAGTGCGGCGTCTTCCGCCTGCAGCGCCTTGAGGTAGTCGTAGCGCGCCACCGTGGTGGCGTCCATACCCCGGATCTCAAAGGCGCGCACCGCGTCTGCGCCAGCGCGCGCGGCGAGCAGCGCGTCGATTTGGTCGTCGTAGCCCTTGTTGACGGCGGCCAGTGCGTCGGCCACGGCCTTGGCCTGGGCGATTTGCGCGGCGGCGATCTCGGCCTCCGCTTGCGCCTTGGCCTTGGCTTCGTCCGCTGCCGCCTTGGCCGCCGCTTCGGTGGCCTTGGTGATCTCGTTGAAGGCCGGGGCCAGCGCGAGCAGTTGGGCGAACATGGTTGCGCCCGCCTCGGTCGTCTTGTCCAGGCCCAGCAGGTAGGTCTTGAACTGGTCGTTGGTGGTCAGGCCCGCCACGCCCATCGACTTGAGCGCGTCGGTCAACTGCTTCTGCACCGGGGCCAGTTGCTCGGCTTCGGACAGGAAGTTCTGCTGGAAGTAGGACAGGCCGCTGCCCAGCGCCGTCAGGCCGCCGTTGACCGCGATAAAGCTCTCGCGCGCGGCGATGCTGCCGGCGCCGACCGCGCCGAACGAGGTGCCCACGGCGGCGAGCATGGTGTCCAGGCCCGTGTAGTTGCTGACGATGCGCTCCATCGTCACGCTGAGCGACTCGCCTTCTTTCTGGAACTTGGTCAGGTTCGGCACCAGTTCCACGGCGATGCTGTCGGCGACGCCTTCGAAGAACTTGGTGATGGCGCCGAGCTTGTCGGAGTCGGTCGCCAAGCCGGTGAGATCGATGCTCAGTTTCTGCACGCGCGTCGACAGCGCGGAGGTGTCCGCGCCGATCGTGTCGCCCAGCACCTTGGACACGTCGAGGATGGCCTTGTAGGTGGACGAGAACGCGGCCGACTGCTCGCTCGACAACGCGGTGCTGTCGGTGCCCTTCTTGTCGCTGCGGAACCACCCGCCCTTCTGCGTCCAGGTGCTGACGTTGTTGCCGGTGGCGCCGGTCGCGGTGAGCGAGCCGTCGATGATGGTGCTTTGCACCTTCTTCTCGCCCATGCCGAACAGCCGATTGGCGACGCCGCCGAGCAGGCCGCCGATCAGGGCGCCGAGCGCGGTACCGACGACGGGCACGATGCTGCCGATCGCCGCGCCGATGGCGGTGCCGGCGGCGACGGTGTTCTTGCTGCCGTATTGGCCGGAGATTAGATTGCCGCCGAGGTAGCCGCCCGCCGCGCCGGCGAAGATGCCGACACCGGCGCCCACGGCCGAGCCGCTGCTGATCGCCGAGCCGGTGCTGGCCATGCCCGCGCTGTTGTACGCTGCCGCCGCGCTGGCGGCCTGGCTGCTGGTCAGGCCCATGCCGGCACCGAATGCCGAGGTGGCCGACGAGCCGAACAGGTTGCCCAGCGTGGTGACGTAGCCGCCGAGCGCGCCGCCGGCACCCGCGAAGCCTGTGGTGAAGCCTTCGTAGATCGACTTGCCCGCGTTGATCAGGCCGATGGCGCTGCTACCCGCGCCCCCCGCCGATGCCCCGCCGCCCAAGGCTGTGGCGATATCGCCCACGCCGCCGGACGACGAGGTGCCGATGTTGATGATCCATTTTTTGATCGTCTGCTGGTAGAGCCAGTCGAAGAAGATATTCTTGAAGGTGTCCTTCAGCCGCGTGGCGGTATCCTTGCTGCCGTCGAGGATCGAGACGAACGTCGCATGCGCGGTGTCGTCGATGCTTTTCCAGAACGACACCTGCGCGGCGGCCGCGCCGTCGCTGGCTTTCTTTTGTGTTTCCAGCACCTCAAGGTTGCCCATAGCGGCAACGTTGCGCTTGCGCGCTTCGATCTCGCGCTCCAGTTGCGCCACGGTGTCCTCGCTCAACTCCAGCGCGCCGCGCTGCGACAAGCGGTCCTCGTCGCGCGCGAGGGTCATCTGCGCGATCTCCAGCTTGGTCTTGCCGTAGACGGTCACCAAGTCCTCGTTCGCGGCGGCCTCGGCCACCAGCGCGGTGTAGTTGGCGTCTCGCTCGTCGGCCAGTGCGGCGATGGCGGCGCGCACCTGCTTGGCGGCGGCCGCGTTTTTCTCCAGTGCACCGGCGTTGTCGAGCAGCGCGCGGATCTCCTTGATGTGCTCCTTGGTCAACACGATCTTGCCGGCGGCCAGTTCCTCGTCGAGCTTGATGCGCGCTTTCTGCGAATCGGTCAGCGCGTCGCCGCCGTCAATCTCCAGCCGGTCGGCGGCCATCTTCTCTTTGATGGATGCGATCAGGCCGGCATAGGCGCCTTGCTCTTTCTTCGCTGCGCTCTCCGCGTCGGCGGCGGCTTTGTCGCGTGCGGCCTTGATCTCCCCCGCGTTGAGGAATGTGGCCACCTTGACAGCGGTCGCGGCCTTGATCAGATTGTCCGCGATCAGGTCACCGGCGTCCTTCATCGGCGCTACTTGCGCGGTGGCCGTGGCGCCGAGGTCTACCCATTTCTTTTCCCAGAGGTCAAACGCCGCGCGCGCCTTCTCCGCGTCGGCGGCCGCCATGTCGCCGATCCCGCCCTCACCAAATGCGGACTTCAGCGTTGCTGCTCCGCCTTTAAAATCGAGGGTGGTAAATTGGTACAGCGCGCTGTAGTACTGACCCAGCTGCGCGGCCCACACGCCGATCTCAGTGGCCACAGCTTTCACTACGAAAGCAACATTGCCCGCCAAGATAACAAACACCCGCAGGATCTCATTCAGTGGGGTGAATTTATCCGCCGCGTTGTCCAGCTCCTTGCCGTTGGTGGCGAAGTCGTCCGCAAGCGCGGTCAGCACCGGTAGCAGACCCGCCGCGATGCGCGTGCCGAGACCCTGCGCCGCGAAGCCCAGCTCGTCGATCTTGTCGTTGAACGCGCCGGCGTCGGCGGCCACCTGCTCGGTGATGCCGGACAGTTCTTTACCCTTGCCGATCAGCGCGTCGATGCCGGCGGCGCCGTTGTCGAGCAGCACAGCGGCTTCCTGCCATGATTTGCCCAGCACCTCGGCGCCGAAGGCCGCGCGCTGCTGCGGGTCTTGGATGTTTTTGAAGATGTCGGAAAGCTGCTTGAACGCTTCGAGCGGTTCGGTGGCGGTGATGCCCAGCTCGCGGAACTTGGCCCCGTCCTTGCCGATGTTCTGCGCAAGCTTCGTGATCGAAGCCCCCACCCCTTCGAGCTGGGTGTCGGACAGCTTGGCCCCGTAGGCAAGGCCCGCGAGGTCTTCTATAGCCACCTTGGTGCGTACGCTCAAATCGTTGAGCGCGTCGGCGGCGTCGATGCTCTGCTTGATGAAAGAGGCGAAAGCGCCGATGGAGAGACCACCGGCCAGGCCAGTCAACAACCCTTTGAGCGCTTGAGCACTCGCGCTCATGGCGTCCAACGCGGTGTTCACATCGCGCCGGGCGGCTTGCATGTCCTGCCGGAGACGGGCTATGTCAGCGCGAAGGCGAATCTCTACATCAGCTGCGACTGTCATTGCCCGGTTTCTCCAGTTTCTTTGCCTTGCGCTCCAGGCGCCGTTCTTCGCGGTCGAGGGACTTCTCCGCTTTTTGGTTCCGCGCCCATCGCCATTTCGATTCGAACTCAGGCCATGGGCAAGGTGCTTCGCGCTTCGTCGCGGCGAACGATTCGCCCAGATACGCCTTGGACAATTTGATCAGCAGCCGCGACTGGTACGGTTGCCATTCTATACCAAGCAGGTGCTCCCACGCCACCAAATCGACCGCTTCAATCGGCCCGTCCTTCTTGGTCGGGCCTATCTCCCACAGGTAGTCCAACAGGTCACGCCCCCAAGACACTGGGGGCAGTTCCAGCGGCAAGCCGCTGGCCTCGATCGTGTCGCGCCGGGGCTTCTCCGGCGGCGCCTTCGTGTCCGAGGTGCTGGCCTCGGGCGTTGCGTTTAGCCAGGCTGCGAAGCGGACGAATCGGTGGAGGTCGTCGCCTGCTCTGGCAAGTAGTTTCCCCGATCACCCGCAAACTTGTTCAGGCCGGCGGCGATGTGGCCGATCTCCAGATCCTTGTAGGCCGCGCGGAAAGCCGCATTGCCCACCTTGCCCTCGTAGTCGAAGCCGTCGAAGGAGATGGTGATCGCGGCCAGGAACACGGCCAGGTCTTCGGTGTCCGCGTCGGCGGCGCGCTTGCTGTCCTTGCCGTTGATCAGCGCGGACAGGCCGCCGGATTTTTTCTCGGTGAAGTCGTGCAGCGCGGCCTGGAACACCTTGGTGCCGGGGCTGTGGTGGGTGATGGTCCACGGGGTGCCGTCTTCGTTGTACTGGACGTTGCCCTTGGCATCGGTGACTTCGTATTTGCCAACTGGCAGAATGGAGAGGGATTTCAAGCTTTTCATGTCGATTCTTTCTTGGGAGGATTATTGCACCTTCGGCCACCTGCGCCCTCCCAAGGGCGACAGGCGACCGTCAGTGCTGGTTGTGGCCTAGTGGCCGGGTTCTTACGCGGCCGGGGTCGGGATGACCGGGGTCGCTGCTTTCAGGGCTTCGGACTGCAACAGCAGGGTCATGGCGTAGGTCAGGTTGTCGTTGCTGCCGCCGCCGGACTCGGACAGGTTCGACACCTGCGCGGTGCAATACAGCACCGAGCCGGATTGACGGACCACGGCGAACGAGGCCACCGCGCGGTCGCGCATGGTGGTGTCGGCGGCGTCGAACGCATCGGTCTCGCCGTCTTCACCTTCTTCGAGCACCATCCACTCGGAGTCGATCAGCTGGTAGTTGCCGACGCGGCGTCGCACCAGGCCTTGGCTCACGACGTCCAGCTCGGAGGTATTGGACTGGCGGCCTTCCATGGCGCCGACCTGGGTAACGGTGAACTCCAGGGCGCCGGCGCCGAAGAACGTTTCGAACGCGGCTTCTGTGTCGTCGGTCGGACGGCCAGCTTTGATGAACAGGCGCGTGCCTGCGTAAGTCTCGAAATCTGCTGGAAACGGCATAATGTTTTCTCCTGTTGAATGCCCGCGCGCACCATTGCGTGACGGGCGGGCAAACCGATACCGTATTCTAATTCGGTTCGGAAAAAGTTACCATGAAATCTCGCGATTTTTCATGTATTTTATCGTCGCCCACCGGTAGATCTGGGCCTTCGCCCTGCTGAAGGATGGACTTGACGTGGTACGACAACACCTGGCCGGTGTGGACGCCCGCGCCGAGCGCTGCGGCTTTCAATATTTTCTCGCTAGCCGCGTAGCCGCCGGGGTCTTTCGCCAGCACCGTGACCTGCACGCGGGTGCGCATCGTCTTGCCCGGCTGGCGGCGCGCGATGGTGCTGATCTCGTCGCCGTAGATGCGGGTGACGCTGATCACCGGCAGCACCGTGAACTGCGTGGCGGGGCCAACGTAGATACGATCAGCCGGCACCAGGCTGGTGACAACAGGGTTGGTGGCCAGGAGCGCGCGGACGATGGCGACGGCGCTCATGCGGCGGCCTCGTCGGGCGGCACGGCGGCGGGCACGTTGATGCCCTCCTTGGTCAAGCGCTTGCGGATCTGCGTCTGCACGGCGGCCACGGCCTGAGAGAACTTCTCGTCGGCCGCCGGCCGCATGAACGGGTGCGGGCGCGAGCCAGGGTGCTCGACGCTGCGCACGGTGTTGCCGTTGACGGTCATCGCGCGCGCGGTGATGCTGTGGGCGCGGGTGCCGTACTCGACCATGTGAGCGTAGAAGGCCAGCGCGTTGCCGACCTTGACGCTGGCCGACACCTGGCCGTCTCGCGTCTTGCGCGTGGTGATGCGCGCCGACTGGCGCAGCAGGCCATGCTCCACCGGAATGTTCTGCTTGACCTGATCAAGGTACACCTTGGCCCCGGCGCGCAGCGCGGAGCGCATGATGTTCGTCTCCAGCTTGGCGGGCAGCGTCTGCAAGAGGGCGTCGAGCGCCGCGCCGCCGGTGATGTTCTCCTGGCTCACGAGCTGAACTCCTTGATGGTGAATTCCAGCCACTCGCGCCGGCCGATCTCCGCCGGCCCCGCGCTGATCTGGTGGATCGTGTCCACCTCGTTGTGGACGATCACCCGCATGTCGGAGCTGATGCCGCGCAGGTAGCGGATACGCACGCGCGCCGGCTTCTCGGACATGTCGATGGCCTGGCCGTTGCGCTCGGCATTGCCGGGCAGCGTATCCCACACCTGGGCGGGCACGCGCGCGAAGACGGTCTCCCACGGGCCCGGCTGCGGGCCGTACTCGGGGTCTTCCACCACGGTCGGACGCTGGATGGTGATGCGCCGGTCGAACTGGCCGCCGGTGATCATTGGTACACCACGTAGCGCTGGATCAGCCACTTGTAGAAGTCGTCGGGCAGCGCGTAGGTCTGCCCCTCGTTGACCATGCTGCGGTGTTCGTAGAACGCGTTGATGGCCAGGAGCATCCACTGGCGGATCGGCTCTGGCACGCTGGCCGCGTCGGCATAGCCGGCTTGGTACTGGACGACCACGGCGCCGACTTGCGCGCGCGTGGTAGGCCATGGCGTGCCGTAGGCCGGGGTGATGGTCGGCGGGTCGCGGAAGGTGTCGACCAGGTAGCCGGCCGGCACGGTCTGCTCGGCACCGTCGGCGTCGGTATATTTGATGCTGTCGATCTCGGCCAGCGGCGGCCGGGGCACGTGCAGCGTGCCGCAGAACGCATCGGCGCCGAAGGCCAAGGTCTGCGGCATGAGCGCGCGGTTAAGCCGTTCCTCGGCCATCTGGCGCGCAGCGCGGATCATGCGCTCAATGTCGCTGTCCTCGTCGGTGCCGACCACCCGCAGGTTGGCCTTGGCCTCCGCGAGGGTGATCGGTTCTTCGTCCGGTGGCGTGATGACTTTGATCATTTTTGATAAGTGCCGGTTTCGGTGGTGAGGGTCATGGTTAGAAAGCGCCCTTCACATACCAAAGAGTGCCGTTCGACTTCACGGTGAATCCACCATACTGGACAGCTTGCGATTTGGTGTTCGCCGCGTTGATAAGCTCCGCACCGCTCCCCTTGAACTGCGCGGCGTTCGCCCCCGCGTCAGTCTTGATCAGCGTCAGCTCCTTGCCCGGAACGGTGGCAGCAGCAGGGAGAGTGGCGACAACGACGTTTGCCGTGCAGTCAGCCAAGATAGTATCGTCATTCTCGGTGACGGTGTACGCAGCGGCGGTCACTGGCGTAGTCTGTACGCCGCCGAACAGATCGACCGCATTACCACCGCCCGTATTGTTGACCGTCTTGCCAACAGGGCATTGGTTGCGGCCCCAGTAAAGCTTACTTCCGGCGAGGTTGGCGACGTTGGCCGAGTTGTTTCGGTTGTAGAAGCCGCCGATGAATTTGACGTTGCTCGTCGCCCCGTCCATATCCAGTGTCACGGAGGTGGAGGTGCCGCCGTCGCAGAATGCTTGAACATAGCCGTTGGTACAGCCGGTCAGGTACAGTTGGCGCGCAATTGGCGAGCCTGCGTTGTTTTCGAACACTTGGAGGTTCGAAATGCTGAAACGGTCGAACTTGTTCAGCTTAACGCCGCCGAGCGCCGTCGTCGTGTCGGTGCCGCAGTTGTGGACCGTCACGTTATTGAAATTACAGTTAGACCACAAAGCCGTTGCCGTGTCGGAGTTGATGCCCCAGCTAGTGCAGTCGGTAATGGTGGCGTTGCTCAGGTTGATGTTGTCAGCCCCAACCACGCCGCCCGATTTGTAGTAGATGCCCTGCCCATTCGCCAACGATGCTTTGCCGGTAGTGTTGCAATTTTTGATGGTGACGTTGCTGATATTCACGTCGCTTGCACCTGATCCGATGATGATGCCGGTTCCACAATCTCGAATGGAAATGTTCGACACCACCGCTCCGGAGGTCGGCGCAAGCAACGACGTAGGCGATCCAAGCGCGGTTGCGACTGTGGCGGCAGGAACGGCATAGGTGAATGTGGTTGGTGTCGGCGTACTGAGGATCGTCACTTTCCCGTTATAGCCGATGGATGTAGAGCCGCGAACCGCCACCTTGCCACCAACCGGGTAACCGTGCGCTGATGCGGTCGTACCAGCAGCCACGCCGCCGGATTGCGTCAAGCTCGTCAAGGCCGCCCAGCCGTAGCTAGTGCCGCCGATATCAATGGCGGGGCCGCGCTCATTGTAGGCGACGACATTATTGATGACGACGTTGCCGACGTTGATGAACACCGCAAACAGACCGCCATTATCGCCGCCCTGCAAGCCGGTCGTGGTATCGAGGCCGTTGTCGTGCTCGATAAAACCGTCGATCAGGTAATCATTCGACGCAATCGTTTCCGCAGCGTGCGCATGGAAGGAACGGAAACCATTGTGGTGCGAATGGATATTGGTCAGCTTCCACGATTGGCAACCGTCGTAAGCTGCGCCACCGTGATACCCGCAGTTTTTCAACTCAACCTTATCCAGCGCCCAGTTGTTTGCCGTGTAGGTGCCCACACCGTCTCCCCGGATCACGATGCCATTATATCCGTTATCGGTAGTGCCTGCTGTGATGGTCCCCGTGGCCGAGTCCGTACCCGCGCCGACCTGGAACGTGAAGGTGGTAGGCCCGGTAACGGTGATGAACTTGCCGCCGTTATAGACTCCGGCGGTTCCTCCTGTGGCGCCCATGATATAAGCAAACTCGCCCGTGGCGAGGGTTGCTGTCGATGCGACAACCGCAGTAGCCACGCCCCCCGTGCGGCTAAGACTGGACACCGCGAAACGGCCAGTGGTGATGCGTTGCTGGTTGTCCCGGTTTCCGTCCAGCGTCAGGGACGCAATCCGGAAATTGGTCAAATCGGCATTGCTGGACGCCTTTGCGAAAACCACGTTTGCATTGTCCGTATAGGGCGTGTTGTCGTGCAGCCGGAGGATGGTGACGCCCTCGCCCTGGCCTACGATATGCACATTGGATTTCGGCAGGACGGACGAGCGAATATCAAACGTGCCGCCGCCCAAGATCAACGTACCGCCACCTGACAGAGATAGGCCGGTAATGGCAGTATTGATGGCGATGTCGTCGAAAAAACCGGAAGGGTTTAGCCTGATGGAAGAAGTCGACGAAGCCCCTCCCATAACCCCCGCATCCAACACCTTCACCGCCAGCGATCCGGTCGTGCACTTGATCTCGACGGTGAAGTCACCTTCAAACGGGCCAACCGTCAGCCCGGAGGCGCCGATCGTCGTCAGCGCGCCTACAGCCACGCCGCTGGCGTCGTAGCGCTGGTAGGTGCCTGTGGTGCCGGCCGTCGGCGTGATCGTCAGCGCGGACCCTTCCGTCAGCGGCACGATGGCCTTGCGGTTGGCGATCAGGTTGACGGTGCCGCGCTTCTTCACCGCTGGCTGGATCATGACGGGTTGCCGCTCGCGGTACGCGACGACACCACCGGTCAAGTTCGCGGTGGCGTTGCCGCCCGCAATCAGCGCGGTCTCCAGCGCCGAGTCCAGCGTGATGATGTCGTTCGGCGAGAAGCCGTCGTACGTCGAGAGCAGGCGGATGGTCATGTCGGGTTCCTGTTAGTGTTTCTTTTTAGGCGCAGGCGCGGCTTTATTGGCCGGTGCTGCTTCCATTTTGTTTTGTACTTCTTCGGCCATCTTCTCCCCGCCCAGCAGGTCGTCCTGGCTGTCGGTCACACCGGTTTGCGGCGCCGCATCTTCGGCCTTTACCAGGCCGTTTTTGATCAGATCGGCCATATCGCCGGGGGTTGCTTCCACCGCGTCGCCAGCGATATACATGCGCGCGCCGTGGGCGAAACTGTCGAGTGCGATTGCTAGGGTTTTCATATTGATCTCCTGGATGTAGGAAAAGCCGGGGATTTCTCCCCGGCCGTAGCTTTCTTACAGGAAGGCGCCCTTGATGCGCGCTTCTGGACGGTAATCCGCCAGTGCCAGGCGTTCCTCGGCCAGGATGGTCACCCGGTTGTTGACGAAGTCGTCTTCGTTTTCCGTCGAGACCACGATGTCGGCCGTCTCGCGGTCGAAGATCTGCGCCGACTGGCGGAAGTTACCGGCCAGGAAGTTACCGGCGGTCATGGCCAGGGTGGTGACGATACGACGGCCCCACAGCGAAGGCGCGATGTTGCCCTGCGGGTTGCCGATGATGTAGCGGCCCTGGGTGTCCTTGATCAATTCGATCTTCGCCCAGTCGGTCGGGTGCATGACGGCAGCGTCGGCCGGCAGCAGCGCCAGCTCGCCCTGCAGGAAGGCCAGGCGCAGGCGGTCGATGTTGGTCTCGCCGGCGACGGTGAACGGCGCCACATAGGCGGTCGCGGTGGTGTAGATGCCGGCCAGGTTGTTGCCGGTGCCCGAGCCCATGAGCAGCTGGACATCTTCGACGAAACGCAGGCCATACAGCAGGCGTTCTTCGATCATCGATTGCATCGCCGGGACGTCGTCCAGGATCTCGGTGGTGGCCTTGATGAAGTGCGCCAGCTTGATGACCACGGCCTGGCGCTGTTCGAACGTCAAGTTCGATTCAGGCTTGCGCGTGCCTTCGGCCACCGGTGCGGTCGAGTTGGTGAACACCAGCTCGCGGAAATACTGGATCAGGTTCGACGAGGTGCGGCCGGGCGCCAGCAGGTCGCGCACGGTGGCGGGGCGCTGCGGGATAGCGATAACGCCCTGTTGACGGTCCGGCGCCACCAGCAGGCCGCCCGAAGCGGTCAGGCTGGTAATTGCTTTCACCTGGCCACGAAGCGACTGGCCGCGCTGCAGCTTCTCGCCCTTTTCCACGAACGACTTGAATGACGCGCTGTCGGTGAATTGCTGACCGACGGTCAGGATCTGCGATTTTTCGACTTGGCCGCGACGCACCAGCTTCTGCTCGAAGTCGTCCATGCGGGCCAGGGCCTCGCCCTGCTTGACCATCAGTTCGTCGGTGACCGACTTCTGTTTGTCGCTCAGCGCCTTGCCTTCTTTGGCCAAAGCAATGGCCTCTTCGGCTTTCTCGCGCACCTTGTCCGTGGTGCTGTGTACCTCGGTCTTGATGCGGGTCATTTCGGTGATCAGTTCGCTCATATCGTTGGGCATGATAATTCCTTAGTTCGGGGTGAGTTTGAATTCGCGCAGGAAGGCCAGCGCGGTTTGTGCATCATCGCTCTTGGTGTTGCCGGGCTCACCCCGGAGCAACTTCGACAGACCGCATGTGGCGATGGCTGCGGCCTGTGATTTGGAGAACCCACCTGCATCCCGCAGGAAGTCCTCAAATTCTCGCAAGGTCGGCAGCGTGCCGGCCTCGATCATGCTCTTGACGTCGGTCATGCGCGCGGCGTCGTTCATTGGATTGGTGACCACGCTGATCTCCACCAGGTCCAGCTCGTGGAGGGTGGTCACGCCGGTTTTCTTGTCGTAGCTGTCGCGCTTGATGCGGTAGCCGATCGACAGCCCGGTGATGGTCTTGGTCTTCATGCCCTTGTGGGCGATGCGCGCGTACGGCGCATCCTCGATCCACAGGTCGGAGTCGCCCAGCAGGCCGTGCTTGTCCTCGGTCAGGTTCGACCATGCGCCGATCGGCTCGTCGGTCTTGTGCTGCCACAGGGTCGGCACCGCGCGGCCCGACTTGTCCCACAGCTCCAGGCTTTTGCCGAAGGCGCCGAACTCGACGACGTCGCCGCCCTTGTCCACATTACCGAAAACCGAGCCGTAGCCAGAGAAGCGGCCGGTATCGGTCAAGCTTTTCAGGTCCAGGTCAATCGATTTGGTCAAGTAGTTCATGCGGTGGTGTCCGGTTGGTCTTGCGCGATTGTATCAGGGTTTTGCGTCGTGCTCGTGATTTTTCCGACCATATTCAGCGGGATCATGTTGCTTTGCATGAACAGGTTGTCGCCGCCGGGCAGTGGCTCCAGGTTCTCCAGCGACCGGCAGAAGTTCGGGGTGTAGACGGCGGCCTTGATCATCTTGTCGTAATACGCCGAGCGGCCGGTGCTATCCATGCGGAAGAAGCCCTCGCGGCTGAATTCGGCGAAGTACTTCAAGCGCTCGACCGGCGTCAGCAGATTCTTGGCGATGCTCTGCTCGATTCCCACCAGGTCCGGGTCGATCACGTACTGGAGGAAGCCGAGATTCTGCTGCTCGCGGCCGGTGCCCCAGTTCGAGACGGCCGTGCCGTGGCCGATCATCGCCGGCGGCACGCCATACCACCGGCACAGGTCCTCGACGCTGGCGCTGACCTGCTCCATAAGCTGGGCGTCCACCGGGTTGATGGTCAGCTGCTTGTACTGCGCGCCGCCTTCCATCAGGTATTGGCGGCCGAGCGTCGCGTCGCCGAAGACGCCGTCGATCATGGCGGTTTGGATCTGCGCGCGCTGGTCTTTGGTCAGGATCTCATTGACGGTGACCACGCCGGACGGGCGCATGTTGCCGTTGAACAGGGTGGACGACGCCGACTCAGCGCTTTGCGCGCGGGCCATGGACCGGGCGCCCACGCCGATCGGCGACAGGCCGGTCAAGCCGTCCTCGGTGAAACCCTTGATGTGCCACACGTCGCGCTCGGTGTATTCTTTCCGGCCGGTTGGATCGGCGTAGATGAACTGCACATCGCCGCCGGCCAGGCGCCGCACCGTCATGAGCGCGGGGTTCAGGGGATCCAGCGACACGATGCGGGCGCCGCTGAAGGTCTTCAGGACGTAGGCATTGCCCCAGGTGTCGAGGCGCACCTGGATTGAATTCCAGAAGTCGCGCGCCGTCATGTCCGCGTTGGGCGAGTCGTGCAGGAGGCGATACAGCGGGTGGTCGCGGGCGACCTTGCGAGACTCGCGCCCGTTCACCTCGGTGCGCTCGTAGATGAACAGCGGCAGGGTGGAAATGGCGTTCGATTTGAGCTTGACGCAGGCCCACACGGTGGAGAGCTGCAGTGCACGGTCGATGCGGGGGGTGTTGTCGCCGGCATTATAGCTGCCGTTCGTAACATCGCGGTTGCCGGGGTCGCGGTCGATCTGCCGATACGCAAGCGCGTCGCGGATCGAGAAGTAAATCGCCTTGAGCGAGAAGCCCTTCGGCTTGCCTTTGTCGCTCATGTCACCGCCATGTCCGCAAGATAGTCATCCCATGTCCGTTTCTCGTTTTCTACTTCCTGCGGCATCACGCCGACGGCCATCGCCAGCGCTACCATACCATCGATCCGGCCGCGCGCCGTCTTTTTGTCGAACTTGCGCGCTCCACTGTCGCCGACCACTTTGGCGTTGAACGCGCATGTGGTCAGCACAGGCTGGTTGCCGTGGCGCAGCTGGCCCTCGATCAACTTCACCTCCAGGTCGCGCAGGGCCGGCGTCATCGAAGCAGTTCCCTGGCCAAACTCGACAAAGCGGTCCATCTCGTCCACGGAGAACAACGGTTTCCCGGTTTTTTCATCCTCTTTGCGCAGCCATTCCTTCAAAAACGCCATCAAATATCGGTCGAAAGCGAACAATTTAACGTCGAATTTATCGAAAATTCGGCGCAATTCCTGGGCAACGTAGCGGTATTGTATCGCTTTTCCGGGTGTTGTCAGCAAAAATCCTTGCTCATGCCACACGTTATACGGCACTTTATCGCGGTCCGACCGACCTTTCAAGTCGTGTTCGGGGAGCCAGAAGTACGGATAAACGCTGCCGTCGGCCTCGGAGACCAGCACCGCCGCCGTCAAGTCGCTGACGCTCGACAAATCCATGCCTCCGTACACCGCCGGCTTCTCCTTCTCGGTCGGCGGCGCGCCGTTGGCCTCCCAAATCAGGCGCGAGATGAACGGCGCCACCGCGTCCACACGCTGGTTGAGCACAAGGTTGCGTACGCCGTTCTCCCGCGACGGCTGGGCCTTTGCCTTTGCGATCTGCTTGCGCAAATCCTCCAGCGAGCGGAAGACACCGAGGGCGGGATTGGCGGCGTACCACGCCGACTCGTCATCGAGGTCGCAATCGTCCGGCGCCGCGTACAGGTGCTTGACGATGTGGGGGTCCGGGTCGGCGTCAAGCATACGCGAGAGCATGTCGTTCGCCGTCGGCGCTTGGGTGCTGATCACCAGGTACAGCGCATTGTCATATGCGCCCTGCGCTGTCTCTACCGCCGTGACGAATTCGTTTTCCGGGCCTTTCACCTGGCCAAGTTCATCCATCACGCATAGCACAGGCGAAATTCCCTGGGTGGAAGAACCCTCGGCGGCCAGGGCCAGGTACTCAACGTTTTTATTCAAGCCGATGATGCTCTTCGCGGACGGCAGCACCTTGGTGCGGGCTCGCAATTCATCCGAGAAGTTTATCATTTTGACCATTAATTTGAACAGCAGCGCGGCCTGCTTCAGGGCCATGGCGCCGCTGACGATCTGCGAATTCTCCAGCGCCTCAGGGCCGGCGATGTGCGCCAGGCAGATGCCGGCGATCAGCGCGGTCTTTCCGTTCTTCTTGCCGATGCACAGTATGCCGGTATGGGTGCCATGCGGATTCGAGTAGACGTCGCGGATAAACTTTTTCTGGAATTCCTCCAGCACAATCGGCTGGCCGACCTTGCTACCTTCAGGCACCCGGCAGTGTTTCTGGATGAAGCCAATCACCCGCTCCGCTCGCAAAGCGAGCGCGGCATCGACGCTGTTCTGTTTGGCGCTCTTGCTCATGCGAGATAGTCGTCTTCCTGCTCGACTTCCTTGCGAAGATTACGCGCGCCGGCTTCGAGTTTGCGCTTGGCCGTCGGCGCGCGCGGGTCACCGGTGGCGCGGCCGATCATCTGCAGCGAACGACCGAGGGCCATCTGCCGGCGCGCGAGCGCTTCGTTGATTCCCACCAGCGGGTTGGCCACCTTGGTGCCGCGCTCGTTGGTCAGCACCCTGCCGTCCAGCGCCAGCTCGGCGCGCACTTCCTCCTGCTCCACCATGCATTCGGCCAGTTGCGCGGCGATCGTCAGCTGGTGCTCGTTCCACTCCTCGCGTGCGCGTGCGCGCACAATGTCCGCGAAGTACGGCTCGGCGTCTGCAGAAAGCTGCACGTGGGCCGGCGGCCGGAGGTCCGGGGAGGCCGCATTTTTTGCCGCGTTGATCGCGGCGGTGGCGCTGTCGGATCGGGTTTTTCGAGTTGCCATGGTGTAAGTTTCAGGTCAGCAAGTTGTGGGTTAGAGTTTGAAAAGAGG